ATTCTTTCGGTGGTTTTGCGCCGTGGTCGGGTTTGGCTGTGGTGTTGCCGGGCTTTGGGGGTTTTCCTGAGCCACCATGCTTCCTGTCCTTTCCATCCTGCTTGGAGCGTTTCGCATCTGCTGGAGGTCCATCTCTGTGAGATGGTTCCGGTCTGATGGATTTGCCCAAATCGGATTTTGGAGCTGCATCTGAAGTCCTTTGCCGTTCAGCTGCCAAGTTACGATAATGCCGCTTGAGAGCTGGTCCGTCCTTAGTCCACAAGAGACAAGGCTGTGACAATGAATCATCGCCAACTGGGAAACCATCAAGATGGAGGAGTTGTCCATTCCATGTTGTGGTAGGATGCATGCAGACTGGAACTGTTGCAAGTAGTTCTGGTACTCCGCTAACGCTGTCGAGCCAGGTCCTAAAAAGATCTGTATCAAAAGATTCGAGATCTCCCCCAATTGCAAGGTGGTGGAAATACTCATCTGAAGGGTTGTTTGGATATTGCCGTTCAGGATCAATTGTGACAACGATTTTGCCATCGGCATCTTCGTCGATTGTTGCATGTGTAGAGTAACTGACATTCGCTAGCACCGCCTCGCGTGGCAGTGTTAGACTGATGGTAGATTGAGTTGAATCGAATTGGCCCCCAGCGAGGTCCAAAATTCGTTTGCAGAGCTCGCCGAGCACTGGCGTGTTGCCGTCTGTGATATAGAACGACAAGGCCTTCAATACTGCCATCTGTGTGGGGTCAATGTTTCTCCCTGTACAACAGAAGAATTTCGGTAGCTGTCGTGAGAGTGAGGCACATGAGTCCGGGCATCCAGAAAAAACTTCCGCAGTGTAATCTCTGGCGAGGAATTGGTATCCACTCGTCCCTTTCTCGACCATCTTTCCTTTGACAATAAACCCCAAACAAGCCGCCGCTAGTTGCAGCTGTTTCAAGGGGAGGTCTGCTGCTCCGGAGTCATCTCCAGACCAGACAGTGCATTTGTCAAGTCGTTCCCACGCCTGCATCGGCGTGAGGTACGCCCCATCACGTTTCCAAGTCCTGTATGCTATGTAATACATCAGGCCAGTTGAGATGTTGTTCTT